CTACTAATGATAAGCACTAGCAATGAATATGAGGTGTATGACGTTGGTCAATTGATTGATCTAACCGAAAAGTATGGTTTTATTGACGCAAAACAGAGAATATACAACATCACTCAGTCTATTATCTCTGGCTGTGCGAAACCCTGTGATGCGTTTGAAGAAATAAACGCCATTTCCTTCGAGGTGCAAGATGTCATTGCCGAGCTGAATAAGCCTGTTGACGAAGAGCAATTACAGTTGCTAAATCCATTGTTTGATGTAGAATCATAGTCGTGCAACTTTGCACACAATCATGTTTCATTCGCATGATTAAGCTTTGGTGACTGACTATCACCTAGCGCCAGTTGATTGTATTCCCCCTTTGGCCCTGTTAACGCAGGGTCTTTTTTTGCCTGCTATTTGAGATTGCCTAGCATGTCTGAAACCCTTGCGCGGCGTGGCATAGAGGCTTAAATGTCCTATTAGTGTAGTCATGCCTGGGAGTACCTAACTTTCTGGAATAAGCATATGCAATTAAGTTCTTAGACAGTAACCGTTACCCATGTATAATAGACCCATACTAACGAGAAACACTAACTAAACAAAGGGCAATAAAATGAATACTAGCAGACTATTTGAACTTAAATGCGACATTAAACGCTTACAGCATAACGGCCACACTTTGGAAAACTTACTTAAAGGGTATGATGCAGAACAAAGCAGAAAACACGGAAAAAATGTACGCCAGCAGATATTTCAAATTGAAGAAGCGTACTGCAACGCAATGGAAGAGATTAGAGAAATCAAAGCATTCTTATACGCTGCTTAATTTAACCGCCCCCTCCGGGGGGCAACTAAGGGGAAACAAAATGAAATGCACTTTTGATAACGTAATTGCGCAAGCGCCAGTTAATTGGGACAGTGACCTAATGAGCCTGTCAGATGAGCTGAAGGACTTAGCAGTTTATAGCTGGTTTAAAGCCTACCCAAGCTGGATTAATGACTACCTTCCTGAAGCGGTTTATGGCCTTGAGAAGACAATGATTAAGGTTCTTTATGAGGATTCAAAGAGCTTTGAGGCAATACTCAATGCAAGGCGCTCTATTTACAGTGAAAAACACGACATTCCGGTAAAGGGTAACGAAGATGTATTTTATTCAAGTTCGGCTCTGGGTGATTTTGAAACTCTCTGCACTGATGCCGCTGCTTTTCTTGATGATAGTAATATTGGCTACGCAGATATGCTTAAAGAGCTTATCTATCTTAATCTTGAAAGCACGTTGCGCGAAAAGCTTTTTGACGCTCAGGGTCTTGAAGAAACTAGCGATTACAATTAAGGAGAAGTCTGATGAAAAAGCTAACGCAAAATGAGCGTGTGATAAATTACCTTAGTCAAGGAAACAAAATAACGTCTTTAGATGCCTGGAAGGAGCTTGGCATTATGCGCCTTGCTTCTCGGATATACGACATCAAGCGCCAGGGTGTTGCAATTCAAAAGGAGCAGATAACTGTTAAAAACAGGTTTGGCGAAAACTGCACCGTTTCACAATGGAGTATGCCGCAATGAATGGTAAAGGATCAGCCCCTAGGCCAATGCCTAACCGGGAAAAGTTTGAGTCGAACTTTGACGCCATATTTAGAAACAAAGAGAAGAAGCCAAAGGACAAGGCTCAGATGATGCGTGACATGCGTGAGCGCAGAAAAACTGAGGGGCTAACTGAGATTAGTATTTGGGTGACGCCGGAGCAAGAAAGGCAGGTTATGGAGTTATTGTCAAAATAGGTGGTATACTGTTTCCATATACAGCAAGTTGGAGTTGTTATGGCAAGACATTTAATCATCCCAGACACGCAGTGCAAGCCCGGCCAAGACTTTGAACATCTTCGCTGGGCTGGCTTGTATGCAGCAGAAAAGAAACCTGACGTTATTGTTCACGCGGGGGACCACTGGGACATGCCCAGCCTTTCAAGCTTTGATGTCGGAAAAAAGCTTTTTGAGGGCAGGCGCTACGTTGACGATGTAAACTCTGGCTTAGAAGCTATGAGGATATTCCTTGAGCCTATTATTGAAGAGAGGCGAAGGCTTGTTAGAAACAAAGACAAGCGCTGGAACCCTCGCATGGTGTTTACTCTTGGTAATCACGAGAACCGTATAGCGCGAGCTATTAACGATGACCCTAAGCTAGAGGGGTTGATAGGATTCCAGGATCTGATGCTTCAGGAGATGGGCTGGGAGGTTTATGGATTCTTAGAGCCTGTTGTAATCGATGGAATTTGCTACTCTCATTACCACTGCTCAGGTGTAATGGGGCGTCCTGTATCATCTGCGCAGCTTATGCTGAACAAGCTACATATGAGTACATGTATGGGCCATGTTCAAGACAGGCAGATTGCATTTGCTAAGAGGGCTGACGGTAAGCGAATGACTGGCGTGTTTGCCGGTATATTCTATACTGAAGATCAAGATTATTTGAACCCTCAGACAAACAATAGCTGGAGGGGCATTTGGATGTTTAACGAGGTAGACGAGCATGGGCAGTTTGATGAGATGCCTATTAGTTTGCCCTACTTAAAATCGGAGTACGAAGGCAAATGAGTGATGCAATCAACCCTGACCACTACAAGTCTGGCAACGTAGAGTGTATTGATGCAATCCAGGAGTCTATGTCTAGCGATGCGTTTAAAGGCTACTTAAAAGGTAACTGCATGAAGTACCTTTGGCGGTATGAGACAAAGCACCCTGACAAGCCAGTAGAGGACTTGCAGAAGGCTCAGTGGTATTTAGCCAAGCTTCTGCAGGAAGTAGTGTTTGATGAAAGTTAAAAGGAAGAGCTTATGAGCAAGGTGATCAATTTAGTCGGTCAGCAAAAAGATGGCAGCAAAACTGCTATGCTTCTCAAGAAGGTTTACTGTGATTGCGGTCAAGAGATGAAGTATTGGCTGTGCGAGCGGGAAGAAACAGCTTACGGAGTTTGCGACATATGCCACCTATCGTCACCTACTGAGATAGAATGGACTGAAACTATCGAGGAAGACCAGTAATAGGGTATAATCGGGCTATGATAAGGATAACGATAGACGAAGACATACACGAGGCTGACGTAGAGTTGGTAAACGACTTTGCCTTAGCTTTGAGTGACAGGGACAAGCACCTGATGGGAGAGGTTGTCTATTTAGCGTGGGAACGACTTGAGGCTAATTGCAGGTGCTATGAAGTAACCTGTATTTGTGAAAAGGTATGAGCAGACCATCAATATTCACTTCTGAGTTGGGTGACAGCATTTGTTACAGGCTATCAATGGGAGAGAGCGCCAGGCAGATATGCCGGTCAGACCAGATGCCTAGTCTATCTACGCTGATGAAGTGGCTTACAGAGACAGACAAGAAAGAGTTTTCGGAGCAGTACGCGAGAGCTAGAGACTGTCAGGCTGACTTTTACGCAGATGAAATCGTAGACATAGCTGATGAGCTTGGTGATGACGTAGACAGTAACGCTATTAACAAGGCTAAGCTGCGCATAGATTCACGCAAGTGGAAGGTTGCCAGGATGTCCCCTAAGAAGTATGGAGACAAGCAGCAGTTGGATGTAACGTCCTCTGATGACTCATTCCAGCCTACTATCATCACGCTAGTGGCAGAGCCTTTCCCTGAGTTTGATAATGGCCAAACCCACTAAAGCAGAGATCAGGCTACCGCCTAAGATTGTTTCTATATTCGAGGGTGAGGCTAGGTATCGTGTGGCTTATGGTGGCCGAGGGTCAGGTAAGACTAGATCCTTTGCATTGATGACTGCAGTCGTAGGATACAAATGGGGTATGTCCGGGCAGAGTGGGCAGATCCTATGTGCGCGTGAACACCTTAACTCCCTTGATGAATCATCCCTGGAAGAAATCAAATCCGCTATTCGCAGCGTTGACTGGCTGGCCGCCTATTACGAGATAGGTGAGAAGTTTGTTAGGTCTAAAGATGGGCGTATCAACTACGTCTTTGCCGGTCTAAGGCGCAATCTAGATTCAATCAAGTCAAAGGCTAGGGTTATCCTGGCGTGGGTAGACGAGGCCGAGGGTGTGTCTGAGTCTGCCTGGCTAAAGCTTATTCCTACGGTCCGAGAAGATGGCTCTGAGATTTGGGTGACATGGAACCCGGAGACAAAGCAATCAGCTACTCACCGCCGGTTTAGATTGAACCCTCCAGAAGATATGAAGATTGCAGCTATCAACTGGCAAGACAACCCCTACTTCCCTGACGTCCTTAACCGTGAGCGCCTAGAGGACAAGAAGCTACGCCCTGACATGTACGACCACATCTGGGAAGGCGACATGCTAATCCATGCTGATGGTGCGTACTACGCAACAGAGATGCGCCTAGCTAACGAGGAGGGTAGGCTTGGGATAGTGCCATACGACCGCGCTGTTGGCGTTGTAACGGCTTGGGATCTTGGGGTAGGCGATAGCACCTCTATTTGGTTTGCGCAGTTTGTGGGGCAGGAGGTGCGCCTTATAGACTACTATGAATGCAGTGGTGTCGGCCTGGACCATTACGCTAAGGTTTTAGCTGATAAAGGCTACCATTACGAGAGTCACATCCTTCCGCATGATGTTAGGGTAAGGGAGCTCGGCACCGGCAAGTCCAGGCTAGAGACATTAGAGGCTTTAAGGGTGACGCCCATTGTTATTGCCCCGCAGCTTGGAGTAGATGACGGCATCCAGGCTTCCAGGACCATGCTGCACAAGTGCTGGTTCGATATTGTTAAGTGCGAGCGAGGCATTGATGCTTTGCGACAGTACCGCCGAGACTATGACGACAAGAACATGGTGTGGCGTGGGCGCCCATTGCACGACTGGACCAGTCATTGCGCCGATGCGTTTAGATACCTGTCAGTTGGTTACAGGCCAGCTACTAATTGGGGCGAACCCATCCGCAGGAACCTTCAGGGAATTGTCTGATTTGTGATATAATCGGCCATCTATAAATTACATTGAGATTTAGGGTATGGCTGGAAGAATTAAAGGCATTATGGACTTTGTTGCCGAGACAATTAAAGATGCCAAGTATGACAGAGCTGAGTTTGACCCTAGATTCTATCCGGGTGGCAAGCTGAGAGTCAAAGATTCCCCTGAATATCGCGCTAATGTAATCGACACAGGCACCATGATCCCTCAAGAGCGCATTGCTCTACAAGACCTAGAGGGAAGGCCATACTTTACAACAATGTCTGACAGAACTGCTGCTGGCGGTTTGCTTGAAGGCATCGGTAACAAGCCGCTTGCTCATCCTATCCGCTTAACTGGCGGACAAGATTACATGCGTGATGACACTGGTGAGCTGTGGGCTTCTGGCGCAGGCGTTGTGCCTAACATGGTAAAGGCTGCCAAGGAACTGGAAGACCAGTACGGCTCTTCTCCTGTCTTTATGCCTTGGAGAATGGCTCCTAGTGGGGGTGACTTTGCTCACATGACTGGCCAGACGATGCTGTCCTGGGCGGCAGGCAACATGCCAAAAGTCTACAAAAAGCAGCTAGATGCTGACATGAAGAAGTTTGTTCCTGATTGGGCTGGGGTAGACGACCCTAAAAGTCTTGAGCAGTATGGCGCTCTGTCTGACACGCAGAGAAAAACTGCCATGAACATGTTAGACAAAGAGTATCGCAACAAGGGCGGTATCTCTCAGACTCAGGCCAGATTAGCAGTTTCTGATCAGTCTCAGCTCCTATCTCCCGTTAGTGGGTTTCAGAATGTCGGTGAAGTAGACTTACAGCGTGGTGTCCTTGAGGGTGGCGGGAACGCAACGTATCCTTCTGGCTTAGCTGGAGATTATTTAGGAACTCTCGATACTGATGTTACTGCTATAGATTTAAACCCCGAGCGGTATGCCAGAGCATTGAAGAAAGATGGAACCTTTGATACCGGCCCTCAAGGTCCAGACTTCTTAGATACCAGAGCTGCTCCAAGAAGGGCTATGGAGGTTGGTTACTGGGGTGGCTTAATTGATGAGCCTCTACTCCGAAGACTAAGCGAAGAGGGCTTTAAGGTTAACAGCGGCCTTCTTCCTGGTGTTGCAACTGCTGGACTTGCTGGCGCGTCTTTGCTTGGTAGTGAAGATGCTGATGCG